GATTATGAAATGAAATTGATGGATGAAGAACGAAATCAAAGCCTTGATGATTTGCACGATTACGCAAGCGGAAATGACTTAAAACGAGCGTTAGGGCATCCCGAATCACAGAAAGAAAGAGAATTGCCAAAAGCACCACAGGCAGAAAGTGAGGATAAGGAATGAGCGTTCTTATTAAAACAATAACAAATTTACCAGAACATTGCCATGACTGCCCTTGCCATAATGAGGAAAGTGGCTATTGTCAAGCAGATAAAGAACATAGATATTCAGATTATCACCCTTTTTGGTGCCCTTTAGTAAAGATAAGCAATAAATGCCATGGGCGATTGATACGGTTCAATGATATTCAAATAATAACTGCTCCGATTGCTCCTATATTCAAAGGTGATAAAGTGCATTATGAAGGAATAGCATTTCTTAATCAGATATTGGAGATACCGCCTGTACAAGCAATTTCTGTTACAGCAGTAGAGGAAATGAAAAGAAGAATCAGAGAACATAATGAGTTTAGCAGGGATGAGATAGACGAAATGTATATGAAGGATGTTCTCAAAATAATTGATGAATGTTGTGGTAACACCGAAGCAGATTGGGAAGAAAGCGAGGAATAATATGACAAAAAAAGAATTTTCCATGATTGCAAATGCAATGAGAACATACTACCCGAGAGAAAAGATACTGCCAAATGAGCAATCAATGGAATTGTGGTACAATCAGCTGAAAGATATACCGTATGATTTGGCAGAGAAAGCACTGAATAAGTGGGTAGCGACAAACAAGTGGTCTCCGTCTATATCAGACATACGAAATACAGTTTCAGAAGATACGGCAAAAAAGGATATGCTGTCCGAACTGGACGCATGGGCGCAGACAAGATTTGCCATCCGAGACAGCAGTTACCACGCAGAGGAACGGTTCGACGAACTGCCGGAAATTTGCCAAAGGATTGTTGAATCGCCAGAGAATTTGAGAAAATGGGCGTTGATGGATTCGGAAACACTCGAAAGCGTTGTCATGTCACAGTTTTTGAGAAGTCACAGAATTGTGAGGGAGCGAATGAGACAAGAACAGTCTGCACCGGAATATTTTCCGAAGATTGAAAGACATGAAATGCCGATGATCGAGGACAAGGTTGATGTAGAACAGGAAATGAGCAGAGGGATACCGATGCCGGATGGAATGATGGAAGATGTGAGGGAGAAATTATTATGAGGGATTTGAACGAATTAAAGCAATTGCAGTCGCTACCGCTTACCGTGAAAATTCAAAAAACACAGAAAAGGTTGGAAGAATGGATAGATACATTTGGCGTAGACGGTGTTTACATTTCTTTTAGCGGAGGAAAGGATAGCACGGTTCTTTTGCATATCGCACGACAGATGTATCCAAAAATCAAAGCGGTATTTTCTGACACAGGACTTGAATACCCGGAAATCAGAGAGTTTGTAAAAACTTTCGATAATGTCGATTTGGTGAAACCGAAAATGACATTCAGACAGGTAATAGAAAAATACGGATATCCATTTATCAGCAAAGAGGTCAGCGAATGTGTATATGGTGCAAGAAAATACTTGACAAATATTCTTGAAGAAAAACACAATCTTGACAGACAGACAGACAGACAGACAGACAGACAGACGGACCGTACCGATACCACTATGAGCGCATTGCAGGAACTGGAGAGTATCAAAAAGACGGAGATTGTCCCTAACAGGGCAGATTTTGCCGAAAAAACACATTTAGAATCTATTCAGAGGGGCAAAAAACACCAATACAATTATGAGTGCGATAGAATCTTTGGCACTTGCAGAGGATTCGAGGGGGTGGGTATGACAACAAATTCCGTAAACTTAGAGGAATTGGCGAATACGATAGCAGACAAGAATGTTTACGGTCTGAATTGCAGAGCCGCAATGATGTTAGGAAAATACGAAATAGATTGGGGAAAGAACAAGAAGAACCATATCCCTAACGGATGCAAAGACAGAAGCAGATTTTCGCAAGAAAAATATAAGTTTTTTCTCAATGCGCCATTTGAAATATCAAACAAGTGCTGTGGCGTGATGAAAAAATCGCCAATGCACACATACAACAGAAAGACAGGGAGAAAACCAATAACCGCTCAAATGGCAAGCGAAAGCAGATTAAGAGCACGAAAATGGATTCAGAACGGCTGTAACGGATTCGATATGAAAAGTCCTATAAGCAACCCTATGTCATTCTGGACAGAGCAAGATGTGTTGTTATATATCTACATGCACAAATTGCCGATTGCAAGCGTATATGGTGATGTAGTGATTGACTATGCGAAAATGGGGCAGATAGAAAATCAGATGAATCTTGCAGATTTTGGTGTTTTTGATTTAGAAAGACCGCTTTTGAGAACAACAGGTTGTGATAGAACAGGATGTATGTTCTGTGGATATGGTTGTCATTTGGAAAAATCTCCTGGGCGATTTGAGCGGATGAAAGAAACTCATCCGAACATATATGACTACATCATGAAAGATTGGGAAGAAGGAGGTTTAGGGTACAAAAAAATAATTGACTGGATAAATGAAAACGGAAATCTTGATATTAAATACTAGGGAGTTCGAAAATGGAGCAGAAAAAGAAACGCAGAAAATTCAAAACAGGACCAAGACCAACGGAAGATGAACCATGGAAAATCAAGAAATGCCTAGATTGCAGTTTGGAAGAATGCACTAACTGTTTCAGCACAAATGAAAGCAAGAAAGAACACAAAAAAGGTTATAAGAAGAACAGCAGGATTTCATTTTTTGGCGAAATGCTGACGATAACGCAGATTGCAGAAAAAACAGGGATCAGCAGAAATAAGCTATATTCGTACAAGAAAACAGGCGGAGCGAAACATATCGAGAAGAAAGCGAGGGAAAACGGTTATGATGGTAGAAGAAAATGAGAGGTGCAAGAATGAACGGTTATGCGTATGTGTACAAGATGGTGAGCGCTAATGCAAGAGCAAAAGCGGAACTCAAGAGGATAATTAAGGCAATCGAGCATTGTAAGGAAGAGGATGATTTAGAAACGATTGCCGAGTATACGCCGATAGACTTACAGGAAGTATTGGAAATATTGGAAGAACCGGAAAAGGAGAACAAAAAGTAATGAGAAACCATGTAGGCTTAGAAAAGGCCATATCCCTTGCAAAAGAGTACGGGAGAAAATTGGCGTTGCCGTTCCCGCCGGATGAAGAGTGGGTGGATGCTGTTGACATAATTTTAGAAGCCGTCAAGAATGGGGAGCTTCGAAAGGGCGAAGATGAATGAGCGCAAAAAAGTTCGCGAAAGATTCAAGAGAATGGCAGATGTTTGTTGATTACTGGAATCTCTGCCAAAAACACTGGGATATCGAATATACAAAAGAGTACTGGAACGAAGCAGCGGAAGATGCGATTCGGTTCGGCGAAAAGTACAGGGAAATTCCTCTTGCAAAGAAGATAGCCGTGGCATTTTTGGAATCTCTGCAAGAGAAGAGCAAGAAAATAGTAGAGGAGCGTGAACAAAATGGAAAATAATCCTACTTATTTGAAATTGAAAGATATACAGAAGATTCTCCCATTAGGGAAAACTACGATTTACAAGTTGTTTCAATTAGACGGCTTTCCTGGAATGAGAATCGGGAGCACCTATGTAGTGGAAAAGAACGAGTTCTTGAAGTGGCTGAAACTGAATGAGGGGAAGAATGTAAATCTGCCTTAAAAAGTTCCGTAAAAATCAAACAAGCCCATGGGAGCATATCTCATAGGGCTTGTTGTTTGTGTATATTTTAATCCAGTGCATCCCTCACATCATCATATTCATCTTCACCGACATGCACATAGATGTTCAAAGTGGTCGATACATCGGAGTGGCCGAGAATCTGACTTACCTTTTTGACGTTGATGCCGTTCCGGATCAGTTCTGAAGCGTAGGTATGCCTGAGATCATGAAGAGACGGTCTCTTGCTGAATGATACCCTTGTCAGCATACGCTCTAACGTATGAGCCACATTTCGCCTTGACAGCATATTTCCGTTTCGATTCGGAAATACCAAATTATCTTTTTCATGTTTGTTCTTTCTATGCAAGTAGTCCAATGTCTCTACCGCCGTATTATCAAGTGGCACTTTTCTGACAGAAGATTCGCGTTTTGGAGTTGTTACTTTTGTAGAATACTTCTTTTTTTCATGATCTGAGTGATTTTTCACTACAGGGGCGTTCTTGTTTATAAATTTCCGCCAGAAAACCCACGCGTCTTTAGACCGTGGGATGAATGGCGGTTATAGTTAATATTTTACCAAAAATATTGTATTTCAGTAAAAACTGTGGTATAATATACATACAGGGTTAGTCGAACCCGAGTCTATGAAAGGAGAAAACTGTATGTATCTAACTGTAAAACAGCAAGTCAAACACCTATCTAAAGAAGATTATCTTACAATCAAAGAGTTGTGCCATATAGCTAAGAACCTTACTAACGAAGCTATCTACAATGTGAGACAGTATTATTTTACAGAAGGTGAATTTCTTAAATACGAGAAGAACTATACACTTCTGAAAAACAGCCCTAACTATAAGGCATTAAACTCTAATATGGCACAGCAGATACTGAAAGAGGTTGATGGTTCTTTTAAGTCGTTCTTTGGACTGTTGAAGCTTGCAAAACAGGGAAAGTATGCTTTCAAGGACTGCAAACTGCCACATTATCTTCTAAAAGACGGTCATACTACACTTGTCATAGGTTTTGTGAGGCTTAATGGAAATAAGCTGACACTTCCGTTTTCTAATAGCTTTAAGAAGACACATAAGCCTGTCGAGATTACCATACCGCCCATATTGCTTGATAAAAAGGTCAAAGAGATACGCATCATTCCTAAAGCCAACGCAAGGTTCTTTGAGGTTCAGTACATCTATGAAGCTGAAAACATTCAAAGAAATCTTAACAAAAACAACGCACTTGCTCTTGATTTAGGAATAAATAATCTTGTGACTGCAGTATCGAGCATCGGCAAGTCGTTCATTATTGATGGCAGGAGACTTAAATCCATCAACCAGTGGTTCAACAAAGAAAATGCCCGTTTACAGTCTATCAAAGACAAACAACATTTTGGTAAAAGAACCACTGAACGGCAAAAGACCATCGCTCGTGACCGAAACAACAAAGTCAATGATTACATGAACAAAACTGCACGTAAAATAATAGATTACTGTATTGCTAACGATATAGGGACTCTTGTGGTTGGCTACAATGAAACATTTCAGCACAGTAGTCATATTGGTAAACAAAATAATCAGAACTTTGTAAATATTCCATACGGACAGCTTCGTGATAAACTCGAATATCTTTGCGAACTAAATGACATCACTTTTGTAAAACAAGAGGAATCTTACACATCCAAAGCATCGTTTTGGGATAAGGATGATATACCTGTTTACAATGCGGATAATCCTAAAGAATATCCGTTCAGTGGCGAGCGGGTACACAGAGGTATGTATAAAACTAAAGTTGGTAAATATCTCAATGCAGATGTAAATGGAGCATTAAATATCCTACGTAAAAGTAGCGTTGTGAGCCTTATGGCTCTATACAGTAGAGGCGAAGTGGACACGCCTGTAAGAATAAGGATTGCCTGACTTGTCAGGTGGAAACTTAAATATCAGACTTCTTAAATAGGGACAAAACCCCTTAGAAGCCACCTACCTTTAGGTGGGTGGTAGTTCACTTTTGCTTGACTATTCCCATAATTTGACTTAAAATTATAGAAAAGAAGTTAGGAGTGGTTTTATGGAAAATAAAGAAGATAATCTTGCGATGGAATTATTAAAAGAATTAAAAGTACAGAATAAGCGACTTGTAGTTGCGCTTTTTACGGTTATTATACTGTGGGCGTGTACTATTGGTGGATTTGTATGGTACTTGAATCAATATGATTACTCATCATATCAACTAGAATCAAACGATGGCGGCAACGCTAATTTTATCGGGGACGATGGTGATATAACAAATGGCGAGCGTAAGAGTGAGACGGAGAACAAAGAAAAAGACAAAGACGAAAGCCAAAGCAATGGCAATCAGGAGAATTAAGAAAAAGTAAAGGGTTATCAATGCGAGAATCGTATCTCAATCCATAGCAAGGAGTAGCATGCCTATGATTAAGATACCGGATTTTACGAAGAAAGAAATTGAATATATAAAGGAGAATGCGAATTTCACAAAACAGGAG